AGTCGCGGTTCGCGGACATGGCTGTGGCCCTGGCTGAGTGGCTTGGCGATGCGTTGCTAATCTGGGAGGCGCAGGGGCCTTACGGCAAGCGGTTTGCGATTCGCGTCGTCAACGAGATCGGCTACTGGAACATCTGGAGGCGGCCGAACGCTCCGCTGCGAGGGACTCCCCGAAATCGGGCCAATTCTGAACAACTCGGCTGGGTCAACAACAAGCCGGTGCATAAGGTGGACCTGTTCGAGGACTACTGGCTGGCCATGCAGGACGATGAGTATTTTCCCAGGTCGGTGGAATTGATCCTGGAGTGCCGTGGCTGGGAGGAAGTGCCCACGAAAACGCCTGGCAAAAACGAGATCGTGTACCACGGAACCGGGCATGGCGATAGGGTCGTTGCGGGTGGTTTGGCGTGGAAGGCCATGAAAGAAATCGCACGGTTCTCTATTGACAAACCGAAAAAACGCGATAAAGATGACATTATTGATGCCGAAGTTAGTGATTTTGGCATGGCCGGCCGCTACGCTCGGATGAGGGCGCGGGCAGGGCGAGACGATGAAGATGATGACTTGGCGGGCTTCCGCCGGGAACCCGTGGGAATCCTGAGATGAGCGACATTTTTCAAGACATTGGCGACTGGAAGGCCCTGGAAATCAATGGTCTCGGCGTGATCGTGCAAGGCGACACGGGACTAGCTTTCGTTCCCGATGCGAAGATCGAGGACGGGAAGCTGGTGGCGGACTTCGAGCTTCCCCCCGCATCGCCTGCCGTCAGGAAACCCGGCCCGTCAACCATTGCCTCCGTGAACATCAAGTCGTTCCTGGCCCAAATGACCGGGAAGGACGGCTACGCCGCGAAGAACCTAACCTCGGGCGGCGAGTACGGTCCCATCGGCCCATACCTGGCGCGGCTCAAGGAAGTCGTGCAGAACCTGGAGCCCGAATCTCCGCTGGAAAGTGCGCTAGGTGCGTTCCTCGCGTCCGGCGATCATATTCGGCACGGGATGGCGGCCGCGGTCCTGGCGCTCAAGCCGGAAATGCTGGAGGAACTGACGAAGGTTCTCTCCAACCCGGAACCGGACATCGTGGAGAACTTCGTCGACCGCTGCATTACGGCAGCGTGAACACAAAACACGGGTGAACCTTACTGTTGTCCGGCCAGGCAACGGTGGGGGATAGCCAAGAGAAACGCAAAAGGCATGACGGTGCCGTCACACTGTCACGCCTTTTTGCATTTCTTGGCTTCCCCGTTTCCACTATGGCCTTCGACATCGGATCAACCACTGACCGCACACGCCTCTGGAAGGCAATCAAGTCTTCCCGCGACGTGCTTGATTTGTTCGATGGCAACCGCACGGAAATGCTGCGGGACTTCGCCGGGCCGGTCTACACGCCGTACAACGAGCGACGATTGACGAGGTACGTCAACAAGCTCAACACGACGGCCCGCATCTACCAGATGGCCCTGGCCTTCAACAACCCTCAGTGCAAGATCACGTCCTTCAACCAGAAGCTGTGGCCGAACTGCCGCCGCTACGAGGTCAACGTCAACAAGACGGCCGCTAACATCAACCTCAACATCACGCTCCAGGAAGTCGTGCTCGACGCCTTCTTCCTGATCGGGGCGGTGAAGGTTCGGATGGCGGACGCCGGGCTGAAGGAGATCGAGCCCAATGTCTGGCTGGACCCCGGCCGGCCGTGGGTGGATCGGATTTCCTTCTCGGACCTGATCTTGGACATGCCGGGCAAGTCGCTGCGGTCGATGCGGTTCTACGGCGACCGCTACCGGGTCAGCTACGACGCGGTTCGCGGCCGAGACGACTTTGACGAGAAGGTCACGAAGAAGCTCACGCCAACCAGCAAGTCGAACCAGAACGCCCAGAGCGAGCGGGCCGACGCGATTGCCTTCGGGAACGCCGTGGACGACGACGAGTTCGAGCCGATGTGCTGGCTGATGGACCTGTACCTGCCGCGCGAACGGCAGTTCGTCACGCTCTCGGCCGACCAGGACACCCTGTCGCCGCTGAAGGTTGTTGACTGGGATGGCAGCGAACAGGGGCCGTACAAGTTCCTCGGCTTCGGATACGTGCCCGACAACGTGCTGCCCTCCTCGCCGGCCCAGCAGTTGGTCTTGCTGGACCGCTTGATGAATCGCCTGTACGCAAAGCTCGCCAAACAGGCTGTACGGCAGAAGAACACCGTGGCTTTCTCCGCCGGCAAGGAAGACATTGCCCTCCGCGGCAAGAACGCCGAGGACGGCGAGTTCTGGAACGCGGGCAACGTGCCGGACCTGAAGGCTTCGCTGCTCCCCGTCAGTTTTCCAGGCATCGACGCCAACACGCACGCCTTTTTTCTGGCAGCCCAGGAGGTCTACAACATCCAGGCCGGCAATGAGCGGTCCATCGCGGGACTGGGGGAAGAGGCCGGCACTTTGGGTCAGGAGCAACAGATCGCCGCGCACGCATCGGGCTTGGTCGGCTACATGAAGGGGCAGGTGAACACCCTTGCTTCCGAAGTCATGCGGGAGATCGGCGCCCTGATGTTCGATGACGACGCGACCCGCATCGACTCCCTGATGGAGGCCGAGGACACGGGCGTAATGGTCGACACCTCGTGGGAGCCGGGAGCGGTTCGGGACCGCACGCGGAAGATTGCCGAGTCCAGTCAGCCGGATCGCAAGTTCTCCAACCAAGACCTGAAGGACCACTACGAGTTTTCCGTGGAACCGAACAGCATGGCCTTCCGGGCCCCGGAGGCCAAGGAGCAAGACCTGTTGCAGTTCGTTCAGACCTACCTCCAGATTCTACCAGCGATTCAGGGCAGGGTTATCGACGGCGTGGAGTTCACGCGGATTTACGCGGAGTACAAGAACCTCCCGGAGCTACTGCGGATCGTGAAGCAGTACGAACCCGCAGCCGACGCGCCGGGCGACAGCCACCAGGCGACCAAGGCCCCCAACACCAGCCGGGAGGTTGTTCGCAAGACGAGTTCGCAAGGTCCGCGCGGGCAAGGGATGGCGGCGGTTGTAGGGCAGATGATGCAAGGACGTGGGGCTGGACAGCCTGGGGCAACTATAGGAGGCGCGGCGCGATGAGCAAGACCCGCTACAAGATCAACGGCCGCAGCGTGACCGCCGCCGAGTTCCGCCGACACCGCATCAAGCGATTGGCGGTGGGTTCGCTGTCCTATGGCCCACCTGCCTATAGCGAGGCGAATCCGGGCAGGTCTTTGGCCCTCGGTTGCCACTTCAAGGAGATCGACATGATGAACGACCGCCTTCACCAGGAGGGCATCGTGGGCATCGAGTACGTGAAGGGCAAGCGGGGCGGAGAGTGCCGGATCACCAACAACTCCAAGCGGAGCGGCCGGCGGAAGTGGATGAAGGTCTTTGGCGAAATGGTGGGGCTTGGCCCCCTTTGCGATGAGGAGTCTTTTGACTGATGGCAACAGCAACGATTGAAGCCGACGACACCTTCGCGGCGTTTGCCGAAATGCAGCCCGCCGAGCGGGAAGCGTTCGTCGATAGCCTGCACAAAGACCTGGCCACCGAGAAGGCCGGCGACAAGGCGGCGGAAGAGAAGGTTCCCGCCGCCGAGCAGCCGGCGCCGGGCAAGACCCGCGACGAAATAGGTCGCTACGCACCAAAACAAGACGATACATCCGCCCGCGACGATGAAACTCCCGTCGTGGACGATGCCGGCAAGGGCGCGAAGCCCGACACCGAAGAGGCCGTTGACGATTGGCGATCCGCCGAAGTCAAGGGTTTGGCCGCGCAGTACGGGCTCGACGAGGAAGCCCTGGCCGAAATTCCCTCGCGTGAAGTGCTGGACGTTGCCTTGCGAGCAATCGACAAGAAGGCTTTCGAGGCAGCCGCCGCGAAGCCCGCCCAGCCTGCGAAAGTGAAAGCAGACCAGAAGGTCGATGACGCCTTTGCCGTGCTCGATGCGTTCGCCCTGGACGACGAGCTTGGCGCTGACGACGCTCCGAAGATCCGTGATGCGATCAAGGCGATCACGGCGGAACTGAAGCAACAGCGGTCGTTCCGCGAGACGGAGCGGCAGCAGGTGCTCACTGCCAGGTGGGGACAGGAATACGACGCTTCCTTGAAAGAGGTTGCGAAGGAACTCGGCATCGAAGACCTTCTCAAAGACCCGAAGAACCAACAGAAGGTACTCGACGCCCACCTGACCCACATCGCCGGGCTGAGGAACCTTGGCCGTCTGAAGATGGATGGCAGCCTGCACATCACTCCCGCGCTCGTGCGTGCCGCCGTGAACCAGCAGTTTGCGGAGGACATTGTCAAAACCAAAACCCAACAGCAACTCAGCCGTCTCAGGCAGCAATCCAGCAAGCGAACGGGCGGGGGCACAACGAAGCTGCCGCCGTTGCCGAAGAACGCGACCCCCTTGGAGCGAAACCTCCGCGAGGCAAGCGAAAACTGGAAGCGCGCCCACGGCGACGATTGAGCTACTGCACCTTTTAGGAGTTTCACGCCACTATGGCAAGTATCAACATTCAGGCCATGGACGACTTCATGGCCACCAACATCGCCAAGTATCAGCGCGTGGAGTGGCAGGACATTTCCCTGCAACTCCAGGAGTTCTTCTTTGCCCAGAAGCTGTTCGGCAAGGCGAAGCCCGACGAAATGAACGGCTCGCAAGTGGTCTGGGACGTGCAGTACGACTACGACGACAACTTCGCCGTGACTGCCCCCTACGACCCCGACGTGTCCAGCCGCAGGGACACGATGACCCAAGCCAAGATGTTCTGGTCGTTTATGAAGGCGAACTACCAGTACGATTACCGCGAGGACATCTTCAACCAGAAGCCGGAAGCGATTGTCCGCTGGCTGGACGTGAAGGAGCATGGCCTCGACAACTCCTTCTTTGCCGGCATGGAGAAGCTGATGTTCGGGCCTGGGCCTTCAAGCCCAACTCAACAGAAGCCGCCGCCGGCCTCGCTGCAATGGTGGCTGCCCGCCTACAACACGGCCACCGGCCAAGCGAACGCCAACACTGCCCTGCAACTCGGCACGGGCGTCTTGAGCGATTTCGTCGGGGGCGATCCGGCGGGGTTCTCCTCGGTCGGAACGGGCGGCATTTCCTCGCTCACGTATCCCGGATGGCGGCATCGCGTCGGCCAGTACACCGCGTTCTCGGAAGACGATGCGGTGGACACGATCCTGGAGTGCATGGACAAGTGCGACTTCACGCCGGCCAAGAGCTATCCGCAGTTGGCCAGCGAAACCGATCCGCGCTGGGATTTGCTGACCACGTACAGCCGTCTCAAGTTGGCTCGCAAGATCGCGGCCAGCCAGAACGACAACCTCCGCGGCGAACTCGGCAAGTGGAAGGATACCGTGACCATTCGCGGCGTCCCGATGCGCTGGGTTCCCGCCTGGACGAACCAGAGCTTCGGCACGGCCCGCACGGACGGCCCCATCATGGGCGTTGACTGGAAGGCCGTGAAAGCCTGGAGCAAGTCCAGCCTGAACATGACCAAGAGCCCGCCGGAACGCGACAAGGACAATCACCTTGGCCGCTGGCGGTTCCTCGATCACTCCATGCAGATCACGTTCAGCACGCGGCGCACGTCGTTCCACGTCAACTACGGCGGGACCGGCACGATCACCGAATCCAACTAATCCTCGCCCGACGAGGACGCAGGGAAGCGGGCGCGGGGGCAAGGATGCCCCAAGACCTTCACCAACACACTTTTTTGAGAGAGTTTTATCATGGGAAACATTGCAATGGGACCGGGCCAGGACGTATTCGGCCCGAGTCAAACACTGTGGCATGACGTGCCGATGGACCGCATCGCCTACGACCGAGAGTTGGGCTGGATGGCCGGCGACGACTTCAGCAACTTCGCCGCCGACGCTGCCGTGTCTGCGAGTCTGGGCTATTACAAGTCCGAAAGCAACAGCTACGACAGCTTTGAACTCAAGGGAGGCAGCAACTCGACGGCGATCTTCATCCCGGATGAAGCGCCGTGGACCGTTCCGACCGGGTTCAATGTCTATTCGCCCAACGGCGGGTCGATCTTGTACCCCGCCGGCGCCGTCATTCCGACCAGGGGCGCGTTGACGATCACGCCGACTGCCACGGCCGACAATGGGCAGTTGTGCATGGGGGCCAACAAGGCGCGGGCTAGCGCGGCCTATCCTCCCGGTCAGTTCACGCCCTACCCGATTGCCAGCGGCGCGCAGGGTGACGTGATTTTCGAGTGCCGCCTGAAGTTCAGCGACTTGAACACCGGGTCCACGAGCTTCTTCATCGGTCTGGCTTCCACGTTGGCGGTGGCCTCTGCCGTCCCCGTCAACACCACAACCTTCAGTACCGTTCCGGGCCTCCTGGGGTTCGGTTGCCTGTCTGGCGACTTGGCCGGAAACATCGGCCTGGTCTACAACAAGGCGGGCGGCACGGCCTGAACCTGATGGTCCTGGGCGGCGCGACGGGAATCGGCGCCGTGGGGGCAACCAACGGTCCTTCGCCCACAATCAGCGTGGCTGGGGCGGGCGGCGTTCCCTCGGTGGTTGCGGCGACGTACAAGGGGGCCTATTTCAAGCTCGGCTTCCGCTACAACGCGGCGGCTGCGACCCTCACGCCGTATATCAACGGCATCGCCCAAGACGGACGGATCGCCCCCAACAAGGTTGTCGGCAGCGGTTCGCTCTCGGCAAACCTGGGTTCGGCTGCGCCGGGCACGGGCAGCGCGACGTTGTGGCCCGCAGCGCCCATGACGTTTGCGGCCGGATTCTGGCAGACGAGCAGCACCACCTACCAGACGATCACCATCGACTGGTGGCGGTGTGCCCAGTTGATCAGCAATCCCTGATTTCGAGGCGTCCAGCGTTCGGTTCGCTGGTCTCAGGCAAGAGAGCCCCCGCGCCGCTTACCCCGGCGCGGGGGCAGTCTGCAAAGGACCAAGCCCGGCTAGATGGGAAATCATGGGAACACCTGATAACAACGTCACGACGATCGTTCATACGGAGCGCACGGATACAACCTCTCCGGGGCCGGTCCAGGTTATCCAACAACCCGACAAAGGCTGGGTTTCTAACGTAATCGACAGCATTACCAACGCTACCCAGAAGATCGGCATCTTGAACCTGATTTCGCTGATTTTGGTGTTCTGCCTTTCGTACTCAGTGTGGACGCTGATTCCGCCGCTGACGCGATACCTGGAAGAGCAGGGCAAGGCGTCCTTCGAGCAAACTGGTTTGCTCCGTGAGACAAAGGATGTCATGATCGACATCAAGCATGAGAACGCCAAGAGGAATGAACTTCAGGAAAAGGGGCTAAAGATCCAGGAGACTCAGGCGTCAGCCATCGGTGAGTTTCAGCATTCCCAGCAAGTGGCCCTCGAAAACCACGGCAAGGTTCTCGATGCCCTCGCCTTGTCCAACAGCACGTCGGCAACCATATTGTCAAATCAGCATGAGATCATCGGTATTTTGAGCAGGCTGCAAATGAGCACATCAGGGAATCATCCATGACCCCTCCAGACAAAATCTACCGGATCGACTACGAGTACCACGTTAGCGAGTGGTTTCCAATGAGAAATCATATTGACGATAGGAAAGAGGCTGAAGACCGAGTTGCATCGCTCAAAGAGCAGCCTGAGATTTACCGGAACGTGATACTCAGCATGTACGCCAAGGTCGCTATGGCCCTGGTGCTGGTGGCCTTATGCCTGCCAGCAACGGCGACGGCCACGACCTTTGAAGCAGGCGGAGTAATTCCCGTAATGACTCCGCCTTTCCGAGCGTCCGCCATGTTCGCTGCCGAGGACCCCGCGTGGACTTCCAACGGCGCGAAAAATAGCCT